ATGTTTAGAGTTCCTACCCCCAAAATGATAGACGACTATCTCCGAAATGAATTGGGATTAACTAAGGAAGGCAAGTATTTCTATGGTAATGAATATTTGGCAATAACGGATATTTCGAATCTTAGTGACAATGTTCTTTGCGACGAAATGGAAAGTTATTTTTCATTGATCCCATCATCAGATTGAAAAGACCTGCTCAGGAAGTATGGGATTATCTCTATAATTCGAGATGTATATAGAGATTGGATGATAAATAATTATGACACAAGATGCATATACATATTACGTTTGGATAGGTGGCTCATGTGATTATGGCCATAAAGAGCGAGCTGGTGGTGCTGCCGTTGTGATTGAGCATAACGGCAACATCATCAGCTGTGATGTAATCAGCGACCTACACACCACTGAGTTCCGCATGATGCTAACCCTTATGGTGAAGGTTATGCAGGAAATACCGGAAAGTTCCGACATTCTCTTCCTGACCAATGCCGCCTATATTCAGAACTTTGACAAGGCTCCAACGGCTAAATCAGCAAATCCGGACTTGATTGTCCAATGCATCAAGGAAAAGAAAAGACACAACTCAGTTGGAGTCAAAATTGTGCAATATCACAAGAGTCCACTGCTGATAGAGACCCACGATAGGGCTACAGAAGCAATGGCTAAGACAAGGAAGGAGTTTCATCAGAAAAACAAATTGATAACACATTTGTAACACACATAGATGATTTCTCAATACGTCAAATTCATAACATATTGATTAACAACTAATTACGAAAAGAGTACATAAAAGAGGAATAAGTGATAAAATATATTTAAAAACAAAAAAGAACAATAGAGATAAGTACCTATGAATAAGTAACTTACTACCATTGTTCTCTCACGCTATTTTTGTACAAATAAGTTTCATTTTGCTTATTTTGTGATTCCGTTGGGGTCACAACCAATTTCTCACAAATCTGTCTATATCAGCCACTTATCTTTCGAGTGCAAAGATAGTGATAACATTTTTATAACACAAATTTTTAATTACTTTTTAACTATATTTTGCAAAAGTTGAAATTTGGCGGTTTCAAATACTTTTCTTACTTTTGCACTCGTCAATACAGAGATTCTCACCTCTATCTTGTTGATACAACATTTGTGAAACTTCAATACTTTCAATAGGTATTACAATATAGGGGATTGATTAAACCGATAGAAGAGGTGCGGTTTTTTCTTTCCCCAATTTTTGTTTGCTATGCAGTATATAAACGTCACCATAGAACTCCTTAAGACATACTCTTCGAGCAAGAGCATGAAGGAACTTCTTGCGCTGGCGATATGGTTCAAAATGCAGCATAGCAATTCCGTGATTTGGAACGTAACAGAATACAAATTGCGCAAAGGATTACGTATTGGAAAGGTTAAAGCTGAAAGACTTATTCAAGACATGAAAGATAGCGACCTGTTTACCATAGATGGCAACAAGGTTGTTGTCTCCTCTTTCCGTGACCATACAACAAAGTGGACTCGGAAGAACAAAGAGTATCATGGAGCGTTGGTCTGTAAGTTTGAAGTGAAGGAGTACACTATGAAGGAACTCTACAATCTCATAAACGAGAAACTTTTTGTCTATCCGATTTGTGCTGCCGAGCACAAGGACTGTTGCATGAAAGCATCTGATGATGGAAAAGTCGGTGCCAAAGGTAAGGCTATCACGATAGGACAGTTTAAAAAGGCGATCAATATGAGTAGTGGTGCTGTTTCTAAGTTGAAGAAGAAACTGATAGGAGAAGGGAAAATAAGTTCCACTCTTGCGGAAAAGCACTCCTTTGATGTTAGAAACGAAGAAGAGACGAAAAGGACATTAAAGAGGACTGGCAAGAAGAAAGCCGACTTTATTGTTGGTACGCTCGGTTTCATAGTCCTTGCATGTTCTTACTCAATTACCGATAGAATGGTTTCTGATGGATTCAGACATCTTATCTACGGCAAGCAAAATGAAAAGGTGATACAGAAGGACATGAGTTTTGGAGGAATTCCTGATGGATTCTTCTGTTAAACTCTTTTGTGTTCATTTGTGGAACCTACATTGAAAGAAAGAAAATTATAATATTGAAAGTTATGAAGAATGAAACAAAATTAAACAGAGTAAAGGAGTTCCTTGATGGAAACAATATCAAGTACGTTACTCCTAAGAATGCCGGAAAGAAAGGTCATAGTGACTTATTTCTGCCTTCATTCAGAATCTACATCAAACTTCAAGGTGATGATGATGAGTTGTTCTATAAGACCCACCACATAGGTGTGCATCCTATCTTCATCCGTGATGGTGAAACTCCTAAGTTTGTTCTTGAGAAGGTGCAAAACACCATCATCAAGATAATGCAGAAGAAACAGGCAGCATTTGAGAAACGTAAAAAGAAGTCGTTGAACTAAAAATTATAGATTATGGCAGTAGTAAACATAGATTTGAGTGAGTACGATGCAATACGCAAGCGCAACTCAGAGTTGGAAGAGCAAGTTAAGGAACTCAAAAAGTTGAATGAATCCTTGAAAGGCGGCTCAAAGGTTATTTTACGTAAAGAGAAAGTTGCAGTACATGAAGTTGCAACTCCTGATTATGACCCTGTATCTGGGTTACCAACTTACAAGAGCCGTATGTGTAGAGATGTAGTAGAAACTTCTGAGTCCTATGTTAACTTCGAGGACGTTCGCTTGAAAGTCGAACAGGCTATGCAAGATGAGATTAATCGTAGCATCCATGATAGAGACTGCGAAAGACAATCTTATGCTGACGCAAAAAGTAAACTCGATAATGAGTATAACTTGAAGAAAGCTGACCTCGAAAAGGAGTACAAAAATAAGGCCGATGACTTAGAAAGAGATAATCATCGCAAAGAGTGTGATTTCGAATCAGAAAAACTTCGAATTCTTAATCTGCTCCCTAATATACGGAAATTGGCAGAAGAGTTGCATGATGATTTGAATAATCGATTTTTCAAACCTAAGCATGCTATCGAGTTGGCTAATTCTATCATCAATACAACGACAAAGAAGTGGTAGGCTTATGGGAAGTTTTATTTTAGAGCGTCTTATTTTTGCATACTGCTGGACGCATTCGACAGGTAGATGTAAGGATTGTACTTGTTGTTACACCTTCAAGAAATGTAAGGACTTCGTAAATTCTTTTTGGAAGATACACCGCTACAGGCATTATCACAAGACAAAAGCGAAATATCCATGTACGCTTGTTGAGTTTGGGAAGGGAGTTAGACCATTATCTCGTAAAAAATTTTAGGCTTATGGAAACAGAGAACATTAAGTTCAAGGCTAAACGTCTTGACGGAAAAGGATGGGTTTGCGGATATTTCTACGAGGAGAATGGTAATACATACATTATTGAGAATCGTCAGAAAGAAAGCAAGTTAAACAGAAATCTCACTTATCAGGTTGACCCTTCTACAGTCTGCATGTTCACAGGACTGAAAGATTGCGATGGCAATGAGATTTGGGAAGGTGACATTATGAAAAGCCCATACTTAGAAGAATTATCCATAGTAAAATGGGATGATTCTTTATGTGGTTTTAAATGTGTAGGTGTTATTAGGAATATTTATTATTCTCTTAGTTCTCTTGTTGTATTCTCTAGATGGTATGTCGTTGGCAATAAATTCGATAAGGAGTAGCGTATGGGGGAAATATTAGAAAAATTATTTCAAAAACTGAATGCTTTAGCTGCTAAGGTGTTTAAGGAAGAGACTTATCCTTATCCTCCTCCTCTTTCAAGAAGAGAACGAAGAAAGTTTGAACGTGACAACATAAAAGCTGAGAAGAATATAGCGTTATGTCGTAGATGCATGAAGAACGCTCCTAGTTGGTGGTGCCCAGGAGAACGTTGCTATTTCTTCCCTTATCGAAGACACATATTATTTGGAGATAAAAAGAAGTAGCGTATGAAAAGAAGATTCTTTAGATTCTATAAGGCTCGCATTCCTCGCAAGCTAAAGAAGGCTGCTAGGTATGGTATTGAAAGACGTGTATACCCAAAGACTGAAGAGAAGGACACAGCCGTTGGTCATGCATACATCTATACCGAGAATGTTAAGTATGTAATATTAGGTAGACGTACAAAGTGGAAACAAAAGGCACGTTTTAAACTTATAAAAGAATATAAGAAACAACTTGCCTATATGTGTGTGGCATAGGCAATACGACCGAATGATAACATGGTAACAGAAAAAGCAGAGCCTAGTGCCCTGCTTTTTCCTTGTCTTCACGTTCTCGTTTCTCGGCTATAGCCTGTCTGATCCATTCGCCTTTGTTTCGACCTAGAGATTCGCAAAACTCAAACGTTTCTTCGTTTACATGCGTCACAACCCTATAGATGAGGGCAGCTGCGCCCTTACTCGGTGCTCCGGCTCGCTCTCTGCGACCACCCCATCCTGGATGCTGACTGACCTTGCATTGTTGAACCTTGCCCTTGCTATTGATGCGGAACTTCATTTTCAGCCGGTCATTTACCCAAACTTCAGCAATTACCGCATCGGGCGTCTGCTGAAGGGTAGATTTGGCGATGCCGATAAGATAGGATTTATCCTTGAAGAAGGTCTCTGTCTCATCGAGTATCGCCCAATCATCGTAGATTATGATTCTTGCCTTTTCCATATCCTCAACCTAATATTGCCATCAGTATCGTGAATAAGAAGATAAAGAGCACGAACCATTCCTGTTTACTCATGGCTTACCCCCTTTCTTCTGATAGGCTCGAACCCTACAGATAGCCTTTGCGATTCTGTGGTCTTTGCCTAAGCCATAAGCATAAACCATGATTCGTGGTCTCCAAAAATAGTTTTTCTTTCTACAAAGTATCTTCTTCGCCTGTCGTAATTTCATTTCTCCCCTCCTTCCTCGATTACTCCTATCGGTTTGATGTCGTTCACACTTTCATCCTCGGTGAAGAAGGAAACCTTCATCATGTCGCTCACGTAGGCCATGGCCACAACATCTTCATGGGCGTTCTTGATGATGCAGATGTCTCCTCTTACCTCGTTCTGCATTTTCAGATACTTCACGGCTGCATCCTTCACCGCCAAAGGATTCATTTTCTTTGTTATCGTCTCCCCCGACTGAGGGAAGACGAAGATAAATTCTTGCTTGTTCATATTCTTAAAAATCAAATAATTCTAGTTGTACATATCTCTTCTTCGGGAGTAGATTTTCTATTTCCTTCAGTATCTTAGCTCCGCTCTTGCAAACAGAACTATTCCGGTTGCGCTCTTGCTCTATCTGTACGTTAAGCCAATGCTTTACCCAATTCAAAGCATGCTCAATGGCATCTTCCTGTGTCTTGAACCAATTCGTGTTGCTGAGGTTAGTTCCAAACGCCCCTCCTCTATCTGCTAGCATGTACGTCACACCATACGTCCACTTTCCTCTAACATAAGCTGTGGATATTTCGATATGCGGGATTCCGCTGCCGATTTCTGTCTTGTCAGGATTCGTGCATACACCGAACTCGTTGAATAGAAATTTCTTTATCATTATTCTACTTCTTTTTCTGTTATTAAAAGCTGCTCCCAAATATACTCGTTCTTTAGGGTAATCTCGAAGAGGGTTGGATGGTCCTCAGAAACCTCATACTCACCGCTAAAGGCTTGCTCGTATGATTCCAATACCTTCTGCTTTTTATCTGCAAACATTTCCTTTGCCTTTGTTTTGGTGGTATAAACTCCCAAAACATTTACCTCTGTGTCGCTATCGTTGCCATAGAGTTCGGTAAATACAAATACTTTCTGTTTCTTCATCTTACTCGCCCTCCTTCTTTTCTACATCAAACGAAACAATTTCCAACTCGCCTGTGCCTTCCAAAGCGCCACTATCGTATATTTCTCTTACGCGCCTTTCAGCGTATTCCTGGGAATCGGCAGAAAATTCCACCTTGTAGGTGATTTTCTCTACGATTTCTACTACATACCTTTTCATAATCAAATCCTTTCTTTAAAAATTAATACTTGGTGGGCGGATGGTACGTTGCAACCATCTGTAGCGGCTTGAATACCGCATTCGCCCTATATATATAACAACAACAACTTCTATTTTATCTTCTCAAGACAAGTGCTCTTGTCTACGCTTACATATCCTCTACAATATCTTCAAAATTCTTCTTCTTAATTTCCATGGAAATCAGACTGCTTATGTCTAGAACTTTCGTTTCCTCGTACTCTCCTCTGGACGTATCGTGAATATAGATGCAGAAACTATCTATCTCGTATCTGTCGCTATTGAACAGAGTATAGCTTGATGTAGGAAAGCGGAAAATGATTCTGCTCCAATCCTTTTTATCCAACAGATTTCTAACAGCTAAATTAATCATACTCAAAATGGTTTATGAGGGAGATTTCTCTCCCTCGGGTTAAACTTACTCCTTCAACAGACTTTCTACAAGTTCTTCCTTTGTTGCGAAGACGTCTGTGGCCTTGGTGTATGCATTATCATATTTTAATAAAAGTTTGCAACACTCCTTGTCTTTGCTGTCTTCAAGGATGACGCGAATAATCGTCTTCTCAGCTATCTTGTTATCACGCATAATGAAAACCTGCTGACCAACATAGAAGTTGGTTTTAAGATTTGTCTTTGCTCGTTCCTGTACTTCCCAATCAGACGATAATTCCATACATGCGTACACTTCCTTACCTTTTGAGAGGTCTTCGGTGATGTGCTCGAAGATTTCCTGTTCTGTAGGCTCTCGCTCTTCTCCGGTCTCTTCATCATCGATGGTGTAAATACTATATTCCAAACCTTCCTTGTCTACAAGTTTAAGTCCGGCTGCCTGTGCCTTTACTACGTCTTGTATGGTGTTAATCTCAACGCCTACCATGTTTGTACTAATCTTAACTGCCTTAGTTGTCTTCATAATTTTATCTCCTATAATTGTTTGTAACAATGAATTGAATTAATACTATCAATATCTATAAATTTCTTGCCATCACTAAAATTTATGATGATGGCATTTAAAAAATGTTCATAGATGAAATTATGGCCGAGGTATGGTCGTACCATTGTTGTTTCGTTTTGTCCGTTAATAAGAACAACAATACGTTCGTTATTCTGTTCGCTAAACTCAGCTGCGAAAGCAACAGCTTGTTTTACTAATTTCGGATTCATATCTTATTCTTTAAATTTGTTATTGTTAACCATTCTAGCAGCACAAGTTCTGCCGATAATCTCGTCTATCTTTGCTTGCTGCTGATAATCTGTGCAGTCGGCAAAGTTCTCCTGTTCCTCGTAGAAACGTGCTGCATTCTTCAGCTCATGGAGAGTTGCTTGGGTGTAGTCCTTGTTAGGATCAACTTGCCTAAGGTTCTCACATGTCTTGCAATACTCGATGAAGTCTACAAGCAAAGATTTCTCCTCGCTCTTGCTCTGCTGCATTCCGGCTCCCATAAGAGGTAGGGCAACTATCGTTGCCGCTACCAAAACTATCTTAATTCTCTTCTTCATATTACTCGTCCTCCATGTCTTTTGCTGCTCTCAGTCTGTAGCCTGTAAGGCTGCCAACTAAGAAGATTAATACATAAATTGTGATGTCCATAACTTAACCCTTTCTTAATATCTTAAAATCTTTTTGATTACTGCGGCTGCGAGAACATCGTTAGCGGTTATAGGTCTCGGCTCTGTTATGCTTTCTGCCCATGCTGCACCGCCAAAATACCAATGGTCTCTCCTCCATTCCTCACAAAACTTCTCGGCCTCCCAACGTGTAGGAAACTCCTTTTTTCTCATTTCCGAGTGCGGTCTGCTGCCATACTCGTAATGTGCTACGTGATGTACTTTCATATCAATTTCCTTTCTTTTAATTGTTATGAATTATAAAAATTAATAGGCTCATAATCTCTGTTTCTGCAATCGTTTCCTTCCTCATGATAAGGGCATTTATTGTCTTTCTTATAGTAACTGCCAAGGCGGTCATTCATACCCATACTAGATACTACAAGTCGATTGCATTTGCCATTTCTGAATGCAAATCTGCAAGATAAACAAATATTCTTTTCCATTTCTGTTTCTTTATTAATTGATTTAACTTGTGCGGTCTCACGGCTTGAACGTGATGTGCTCCTCTATTCGCTGACCGCTCCATGTTACTTATTGCCAAAGTAGAAGATTCTGATAAGTTGATAGAATTGTTTCTTGTCGCAAAGGTGGAGGAGGTCTTCCAAAATGTATTTCTTGCATTCCTTTGTGCCTTCCCTGAAGGTCTCTTGCATCTGTGCTGCGGTCTGGTAGCCGCATTTAAGCCAATACAAGAAGATGGCTCCTAAACTCTCATAGTCATTGTTCCTATCATAGAACTTCTTCTGCTGCTCGTAAGTCTTGTTCTTTCTCATATTCTTATCGTTTTAATAGTTCAACTTTGCTTTAATCTCTTTAAACTCCTTCAATCGCTTGTGCGTTATAGGAGTATCATCGTGGCTTGAAATACATTCCTCTAGAAGGATTATTCTATCGTTAATAGCTGATGTAATATTATATATTTCACCGCCTGTAAGTGTTATTGTCTTTTCCATATTCGTTTATTTTAATCTTGTTATTTGGTACTTATAGAATACTTTTTCCTCGGGAAGGATTTCACTTAGCTTTATATACTTCGTGAAAATGTTGTCGTACATATCCCTGTCACGTCCTTTGTACTTGTAGCCTAACTCCTTTATCTGTTTCTTGATTTCCTTCACACGATTATCACTGCATATCTTACAGGAAATCGGTTCAACTTTCACTCCTCCTTCAGCGGGTATTAAAACTCTACTGAACTCTACGATATTATTTGCCATAACTCTTAACTTTAATAATTATTCTTTCCACCAATCGGAAACGTCACTTCTCTTAAGATGTCTCATTTCCAAAAACTCTTTGAGGGTGCTGCAATAAGTATTCATAGAATAGCAATCACCCTTCAATATTACGTGTACTTCCTTAGCCATAGTCTTGAATTTTTAAGCGTGGGGAGGGGCGTACGCCCCGTGGGGGCGCTGCCCCCTTATCTCCCCACATTGTTACTTACTCATTTCATACACCCAAAGTCTCCCTTCATGATAGCAAGCATAATGTTCTGCTTGCCATCTTTCATTGAATTGAGCGATAATCTTTGGCTCTTTCTCGGGTTCTGAGAATTCCTGTACCACGATATACGTCTTCATGCCCTTGTTTTCTTCGTCTTTGAATACTCCAAAGTACTCTTCATAGTCTTTGAACACAAGAACTTGAACTTCCTTTCCTTTGTACGTTACAGGAAACTTCCCGATAAACTCGTTGTCTCCCCAATACTCTTTGATATACTCGTCACTATCCTCGTATATACAAGGCATTATGGTTCTTTCTTCATCGATTTCGAACTTGTTGCCCTTGTGATAAATCAGGCTACAAGCGATATAATCTGCTAACTTTGCCATAGTCTTATGTTTTGTAGGGGCTATTGCAGCCCCCAGTTGTTACTATTGTTTAAACACTCCCCAAAGTTCCTTTTTCTTACCTTTGGAGATATTGAAGATGAGTGTATGTACATCTTTCTGTAAGTCTGAGTGCCATACGTCTGTTGTTTCGATGTACTCGTAGTCACTGAAAATCTCTTTTACTTCTTCATCGTCTTCGTACTCGAATGGGTCATCCTCGTATTCGAATGGTGCGAAATCGTAACCGCCATCTTTAAGGCTGAATACTTCTTCCATATAATACTTTGCCATAATTGTTGTTGTTAAAATGTTCTACATACAAAGTGCAGGTGTACGTTTGCGCCCAACGTCTGCAAGTCTTATGCAGCCTAACTCCCTTCGTTTAACGTCCGTGGGTTGACGTGTTTCAATGTTTCTCTAGTCTAACACGACTAGCGTTTTTACATCTTGCGTGATGAGTGTTTGAGACTTCTTTGTCTTGTTGCTTTGAGAGTTGCAACTAACTCGGTTGCATTTTCCGTTGATGTTTGAAGAGTTCTATCTCTCTGACTTTCCCGACTAATCTGTATTTTTATAGAGGCAGTTAAACGTGAAGTTCTAAACGTGCCATCGTTCCTCTTGAAATCAAACTAACTTGATTTCGGGTGCAAAGATAAAGCATATTCTTTACTTTGCCAAATATTTGGGCAAGAAAATGCTTTTCTTTAACGTTATTTAAGTAAAGAAGCCGCTTTACTTTAAATAATAATGTGTACCTTTGTACGCAATAACAGAAAGTAAATAGTTTATATGGCATTAAGAATAAAAGAAATCATGGAAAGTAAAGGGTTGACCAACACAACCCTTTCAACGAAAATGGGAGTTACCAAACAAGCAGTAGGACAAATGGTAAAGGCTGAGTCGCTGACAACTGCAACGCTAGACAAGATAGCTGATGCCTTGGGCGTTCCTACATGGCAGTTGATTGCGTCACCTAAAGAGGTGGCTACAGATATTGAGGAGAGCAAGGGCGGTTTCTCTTCCTTCATCCGCTACAAGGGCATCCACTACACGGCAGACACGCTCGATGAGTTCTTTAAACAAGTTGACGAATTAAAGATTATAGCAAGATGAAGAAGTTATTTATATTAGGGTTATTGTGCTTGTCTGTATTGGGTGGATATGCCCAAGATGATAGTGATGATTGGAAAGTAGGAGGAAAGCATTACCAAGAATGGGCATCAAAACAGATGTGCACGGAAGTTTGTGGAGTTCGTTTTGGTAGCTCATACGAAACCGCCAAAGAGATTCTTAAAAGAAAATATGGCGAACCTGATTATATTGAAACAAACGAAAACACAATAGTTTATCACTATAAATCGTATGGCGGTATGAATTTTACATACATATCCTTTGATTTTCAGCGTGATGGTGCTTTTAGCTATATGAACCAATGCGTAATGGGATATGATTGTAAAACAGCAGAAGAAGCAAAAAATAAAAGGGATGCGATTTGGGATAAAGCAAGAAGTAAATATACTGCGTGGAGTGAAGATATAGATGATAACGGATTCAAGTACTACAAGAGTGGTTGCTCTCCTCTAGGCGGGTTCGGTAACGGCTTTGTTGTTGATGTAGTAAAGTTTGATGAGCCATACAATGGGTATAGATATTTCGCACGCATCATGTATGGACCATATAATTACGTAAAGGAAGACTTCTAGGGCGTCAGCCCCACAGGGCATGGGGAGGGCGCTTGCGCCCGTGGGGGCGCTGCCCCCTTATCTCCCCCGAGGATTCTTCTCCCTCACCTACAAGAGAAACACACACAAGAGAAAGAACAGAGAGAGTACAGGGAGAGAAAACAATTTCCCTAACTAGGAAAAAATATTTTCCCAACTAGAAAAATAGAAACCGCCTAAATCATCTTCAAAAAGCCTTAATCCTAGATGAGCGCATTATCCGGCACAAAACCATGAAATCTACTAAAAACCCACAAAATCGGCTCTAATCTGCTTACAAATGGCTCTTAAACGGCTCAAAACTTGCGAATTTGGGAGAAATCCCGACCATCTGCCCGAAAATCGCAAAAATCGCAAGAAATGGAAGACTTTTAACTTGATTTTGGGTGAAAATAATTCAAGATGGGCAATAAGGCTAGTTAAAGTTTGCTAACGAACTTCTTGCGTGCGTGCGTACCTATTAATGCAAAACCACTTTTTTTGTTTGCAAAGAAACTTCCTTTGTAAAATAAGAACTTTCTTTACAATTTGCTTTTGTTCTCCCTCGGGAACGATTGAAACTAACTTGCTTATAATTAACCGCTTGTCTTTTATTTACAATAATCACGTATGTTTACAAAATGGGTCTTCTAGAGGGCGAAGTTGGAAGAGAAAAAGGGGTGAGTTGCGCCCCGAGAAAGAAATTGGTGGAATTTTGGGCGATTTTGAACGAGGTTGGAACACGGCAAAACGGAACTTCAAATATTATATATTTGCCCTCGAAACATCAAATAATTGCAATTATGACGGAAATATTATCAAAAATCCCAAAGCATTTGACCTCTTGCCCTGTACTTACGGACAAGAAAGAATGGGTCTTAGGTGCTGCATCCTTGGCACTTGGCGTTGGTTCCTCTCTCTTCGGTGCTAACAAGGCGAAGAAGGCAGCTAGAAGGGCAGCAGCCGAGAACAAGTACAGAACGAACGCTGAGAAGGCTTGGTACGATAAGAACTACAACACAGACTACCTTGACACGAAAGCAGGGCAGAACCTCATAAGAAGGGCGAAGGAGGTACAGGACGAATACGTCCGCAAGGCTGATGGTGCTGCTGCCGTTGGCGGTGGAACTGCTGCAAGCGTGGCGATGGCGAAGGAAAGTGCTAACAAGGCTATGGGCGACACGATAGCCAACATAGCGGCACAGGACACGGCACGCAAGCAGCATGTGGAGGATGCTCATCTTCAGAACACTCAGCAGTTGTCTAGAGAACGTCAGCAAATCGAGCAGCAGAAGGCACAAGCCACTAGCGATGCGGCTCAAAATGCGTCAAATGCTATGTTCAATTTCGGTGTGAACCAATTGGGGTCAGAACCCGAAGGTGCTAAAGGGGTGAAAACCAACGCTTTAGGCTCAAACGGAAGTGGAAGTGATAACACAAATGTATCACACACCATGAATGAGACCGCTCGTTCTGCTGCAAGCGACCATTTGGCTGAAAGCATGATGTCTCCCGACGAGGTGAGCCAATACCGCTTGAAGAAGGCAGTTGGCTTGTCTGGACTTGGGTAGCAGCTAGAAGGTGGAGCGGACGAGCGACAGGCAAGGTGGACGAGGCACAACAGGCGACCCCAAGACCCCCACCCCCTTTGACCACCGTTGCAAATTATAGTAGAATAATACAAATAAAGAAATTCTGCCTCCCCCCCACCCCCTTTTTCTGGATTTCGGTTTTCCGATTTTCCCCACCCCTGAATTTTTGGAAAGTGTTAAAATGATTAAATATAAATAATATGGAAGTAAAGATAGGAAAATGTCTTTTGTCTCAGATAGAAAAGCCATTCGAGTCTAGCAATAATAAGATAACGCTAGATGATTTAAAGAAGTTTCTAAAAGAAATGGACGAGCAGTATAACCATAGAGTAAATACTAGAAGAGAGTATTGTGCTCGGTTGATATGCAAGGATGGAAAAGTCCGAAATGTGCAAGTGGAAGAAAGCAAGAAAGAATCTGAGGAGTGGGGTTCTAAATTCTACTATTACAAAGAGACAGATAACGGCATTATTCCTGCATCATACCACGATATTATAAACCTGTTTTTAAAACATAAAACAAAATAGATTATGACATTTGAAGAAGCAAAGAAGATATTGAAGAAAGAAGGTTTCTACGTAGAAAAAGCTACTAGACCTTGTGCTATTAGCAAATTGTTTATCGAATACGAGGATCCTACTATATGTGAAGCCATGCAGGCTGTTAATTCTGCCGGTTATTTTATCTGTATGGAAATGAGCTGCTTTGATGAGCGCAAGGCTCGCTTGAAGAAGGAGTACGAAGAGAATACCAAGGCTCCTGGTTCTTCTGAAAATCGCATCAAGGAAGATTCTGGCGTGAACCCTGCTCTTAAAGAATCAGCCTCCCAGTTCAACGATGCCTTGTTGGATGAGCAGGCGAAGAAGATTAAGCGTCTCGGCAAGGAGATTTCCCGACTCAATGGCATCATCCATGACAAGAACGAGGAGATTAAGCGCAAGACCAAGGGTTGTTGCGAGTTGGTTGCAGAGAATGTTGATTTGAAGGAAGATCTTAGAAATACTGAATCATTGTTGCATGACACAATGGAAGCCAATTCCAGAAACATTGATACGTGTTTTAAGAATGAGGACTTAATCGATGAATTAAAGAAGAAGCTGGCTGAAAAGACAAAATTGGCAAAGAAATATGCCAAAGAACTTTCCGATTCTTCTTTAGGCTTGTGCAAGTTGGAGAAGCAGTTGAAAGATAAGAACGCTGTTTTGTCTGACGTTGCAGAGGAACTTCGCCTTACAAAGATTCGTGAGAAGAATCTTGCCAAGTTAGGTCTGAAATATGTTGGGGAGAATGAGAAGTTGAAGAAGGAGCTTGCAGACAAGGTTGTTGACAAGATTGATGCTCAGGCTTTGAAGAGTGCCGAGAGTGCTCTCGCTTACAAAGAGAAGGTGATTGCTGAGAAGGATGAGGTGATTGCCGACTTGGGTAATGAACTGGCGGCTACCAAGAAGGAGTTGGAGGAGAAGACCAAGCTCGTTGAAATGGTTCGCAAAGGTTCTAAAGAGTATCGTGAATACGGTATTGCTGCTGAGAAGATGATCCAAAAGATGGCAAAGGTTATTGTTGAAGAAAGAGCTATCGACTCAGAAAACTTCAAAGAATATCGTCGCTTAGCGAATGGTTACAGATTCAACCCTCAGCTACCTGATTTTAGCGAGGAAGAGGAGAAGAAACTTTCTCCTGACAGAAATACTCATCCTACTGAGGATAACCCCGAGGAAATCGATATTGAAAAAGCCGTCAAGATTGTACGTAAGGCTATGAAGGAAGGTCACACGGTTACTATAGATTATAACGATTAGCGTATGGCAGTAAACAATAATCAGAATACGCAGCAGCCTAGGAAGAAGCCGGTAACTATCGGCGGCTATCCTGAGGCGGTGCATGACCTGATGAGGGCGAAATATCCCGATTATGATCAGGTGATGAATGGAGGCAACGGAGGAGCCGCGGGGGTAAATGGCGGTGCCGGCGTTAACTTCTTCGGGAATGGGGGCGGTGCTACCGGTAAGTTTGAGACTCAGCCTGTTCAGACTGGTGCAGCACCTGTTACAGACTTCACCAAGATGCCTAAGCAGGAAGAGTTCGTTCCGCAGGGAAGCGGTAATGCTAACCCTTCATTGGGACCAGTACAGACTCCTTATATGGGCGATGCAGCAGAGAATACTCCCCAGCCTCAGAGCAACTTTGAGGGAATGCCGCAGCCTTCTACTGGTTGGAATGCTGACGGAACACCTCGCTATGATACCCTTTCTACTGCTCTGAGCGGCTTTCAGATGCCACAGGAACAGCAGGTTCCAGAGTTTGAGGCTGACCCTAAACAGAGGGATGGCGGTTTTTTCAGTTGGCTTGGCAAGGTTATGCCGAAAAGCAGGCCGGGAATGCGTGAGGGCGAGACTCCAGATGAGTATGACCGCCGAATCACTACCAACCGTGAGAATATCGCTGCCTTTGCTGATGCTCTTCGCCACATGGGAAACATCATCAACACTTCGAAGGGTGCGCCTCTGCAGGTGTTCAACGACCCTACGGCCATGATGGAACAGGGTTATCAGAACCGCAAGGCTCAGAGACAGAAACAGGCTGCCCTTGATGCGGATGCTGCCTATAAGCAGGCAAATCTTGATCTAAAGAGTGCAGCTGCAAGAGCAAAGCAAGTTTATCAGGAAACTATGTTGGGTTACAAGCAGAAAGCGGAAGAACGTGCAGCAAAGAACGATGAGTTCAACAGAAACTTCAAGACTGCAGGTTTGCAAAGACAGCTTGATAATGACAAGTTCAACCATGAACTTTCTACCAAAAAGTTCAATGAGACAGCAAGACACAATAAAGTTTTTGAATCTCAAGGTGCAGCTCGAATCGTTCTAGCTCAGGAAAAGAATAGTATAGCAAGAGCAAGGTTGTCTCATGACATTGCTTCTGGTAGTGGTGAAGGAAAAAGTGCTTCACTTACCAACCTCTCCTCTCCAACAGGACACTTGAACAGAAAGAAAGAGCTGAATGCAATCGAGAAGAAACAGATTACTCAGTACATGATCAAGAACGGATATATCAACAAGGATAATCTTGATGCTTGGAAGAACTATGTAAGTTCGGGTGATTCAAAGAATGCCAATGACTTGCAGAATTATTGGATTGCCTATGCTGCAAATATGCCTGGAAAGAAGGGTGATTCTTTCAGAACTTTGTTGAAGAATCATTATATGTATGGTGAGACTAGTACGACATCGGCTCCAAAGACAAGAGGCAGAAGCGTAGTAACAATTACCAAGAAGGGCAATAAAGGCAAGACTACAAAGAGTAGTACAACAAAGAATAAGTTTCACGTAGATTAATTATTAATTTATGCCAGATAATATATTAAAGTATATCTTTAGAGACAAATCGGGTGCTAAGCACACGGTTTGGAAGAGTGATTATGACGCAGACCCACAAGGATTCGCAAAAGCTTATCCTGATGCGAGGTTTGAAGTTGTAAACCGAAAGACAGGTGATCGTGGTCACGTATCTGTAAAGGATGTTGGCGCAGCCCAGAAGGAAGGGTTTAATCTGTTCACCATGAAGGCTTACCAGAAAGAGCATTACGAGAAGCCAAAGACAATGAAGCAGAGAGCGCAGGAAGTGGCAGCTCAGTATCGGAAGCCAAGGCAGACGAAGCAGCCTGTTGATTATCTTCACAGACCGCAGAGCCAGATGGGTAGACCACAGAGAAACGTGCCGGCAAAGGCATCTCCTTTCGTTCGTTCTCTCTATGAAATTGACAATGCACAGAAGGGACCAGATTATTCTGTCGACTATACTTCTCCTAAAGCTACCCAGCAGGTTTACCAGCAGAATCAGCAGGTACGAAAGCAGGCGGCGCAGTCGGCGAGCGACCATATTGCAAATGATGAGTACCGCAGACAGAGTCTGCCGATGATATACAACGGAACCGTCGGCGTGATGAAGCCTATGGGCGAGATTGAGCAGGAAATGAGCGATTCAGCAAGCAAGTTTGTTGATGCCAACTTGGGAAATTATATCAAGAAAGCTGTACTCGGTGAACAGAATGCGGCTAATCAAAGAGGTCTGGAAGCTACGAATAGTGTCCCAATGGTGCAAGCTGGTATGGGAGGAATGGGCTTGATGGTTAAGGGAATGGCTTACAATAAGGAAGTTGACCCTGATGCAATGGCAAAGAACTTGGCTGACAACGCAAGGAATGGTTTCCTGAAGCTGTTTCAAGATCCTAGCTTCGTGGCAAAGCTCGATAACGAAGCTGCTCGTCTTGGAGTAACACCAGAAGCCTACATAGAATCTATCATGCCACACTTGAAGGACAGGCTGGCTACAACTTTGCAGCAATCTGAATATCAGAAAGCTCTGCCAAAGAACATGTTGGACAATGTGGCAAATAGGTTTATTGATTCAAACTTAACAGGACAATTACTTAGGCTCGCTACACAGACACGTGGACAGAGAGTTATGCAGGAGCGTGCTTCTGCTGCAACGGCAGCTGGCGAGAATCCTTATTATAAAGGTAGCACCGCAGAAAACGTGACAGCAGATATTGCAGGTTTTGTAGCTGATCCTCTCTTTGGTGCTTCAGCTAAACTTGGCGGCTTTGTTGCAGGAAAACTGATTGGCAGCAGTACCAAGCTGGCAGCGTTGATGGCTAACGGAAACCTTGCACAGAGATTGATGGCAAGGGGAGCACAGGCTGTGACAAGCGGCGGTGTTACAGGTTTTGTGTTTGATTCTACTGGCTCTGTGATTCAGAACTATTCTACTGGCGAAGACACCTCTCTGGGAAACACCTTGAAGGTTGCAGCAAAGGGCGGTACGACTGGTGCGGTGAATTTTGCTACTATGAGTCTTGCAGGCATTCCTCTGAGTGAAATAGGAAAAAGCGTAGGTCTGAAAGCCATAAAGGGCGGCTCATTCTGGGGAAATGCAGGAAGAGCTACAGCCAAGGTAGGCTTGGAATCAGGAAAGACCTATATGGAAGCTATGGGTATGTATCTCGGCGGCTATGTATCAGGAAAACTTGAAGGAAGAACGGATGCAAACGGAAAGCCTATCGAGTTTGATTTGTGGAATGGTACTATGGAGAGTCTTCCTACTGCCATCGGTTTCAGATTGCAGCATGCTATCGGTGGCTTGAAAGGTGGAAGAAAGAACGAGAAGGGCGAAGATATGGGCTGGTTTGGTTCTACCCTTGCCAACTTCAAGGATTTCGTTACATCAGACAAGGCTAAGGAATCAAGATTCCTCATGACGGAGGATGAGAGAAATCAGATATTTTCTTCTGGCGCCATGAACGGATTGATGCCTGACGGAGAGAATATTGTCAGCTACGCAAAAAGAACCAAGAATAAGAAGGTAAGCTATGATGATCCATATCTGGAAACAGATGCTTCCATGATCAAGAATATTTATGACCAAATCATGGCAGACCCTAAGGTTTCTTGGGATGCCAAGGCTAAGTTCTCAGCTATGGTTACCGGAATCATGCCATCGGCTCGCCCGATGATGGACTATATCACATACTCTAGCGAGGACTATGTGAAGGACGGGTTGCTGAGAGGAAAGCGCAAATACGTGAACGAGTATTCTGCCAAAGGCGAACTCTTGTCGAAGATTCCTTATGATAGCAAAGCAGATAGAGATAATGTAGTCTATAAGCACAATATCGTAAGGGAAAATCAACGTCTGTATAACGCAATGGGCTTGCTTGCTAGACAGGACAGAAACAACTATGAGCTACAGAACGACTTCTTTGTGGAGAACATGAAGAAGCCAGGCGCAGATGTCAACAAACTGGTAACAAATATGGGCAATGAAGGTTCTGATGTTTTCAGAGATTTTTCACTCTTTGCCTTGAACTCAGAGAAAGGAACTGTCCTGAATACAATTGATTCTGTAGCCGTCCGTAACGGAATGAAGAGTGAGGATCTAATCAAAGCTATGAAAAAAGATCCGATGAAGCGAACGGATTTTGAGCAGAATGTATGTGTAGAACTTCGCCGTGCTTTGGAAGCAAAAGCTTTTCCTGATGGAAAGGTTCATGTGGAACAGAGTAATCTCAATGGTAAGGATGTGGCCGAGGATAACAACCTTGGTACAGAGCAACCGAATGGTGAAGCAGTAAAGCAGGAACTGAACGGACTGAGACAGGCAGAGGCTGAAATGGATGCGCTGATTCGAGACAACGATATATTCAGCCAGAACTTCAAGAAGTTGCAGAGCCAAGGTTTGACGAACCCTCAGATTTATGATTGGATGGTTCAGCAGGGTGGTTTGACTGTTGAGCAGCTTACTCCATTTGCCCATTATATTAATGCGAACGCTAGAGTGCAGGGTATGCAGGAAGCTACCAAGCAGAATATTGAGAATGTTGCATCTTCATTCGTACAGGATTGGTCTTACAGAGACAGGTTGAATGGAGTCGGCATGATGAATGCAGACGGTTCTGCAGAAACTGTTCTCTTTGTTTATCATGATGGCAAGGAACTTATTGTTGGTAGTGGCGATGTTAGCTTTAACCAGCCTAACGAATATGGTATCAGAAGAGCCAAGGAAGATGTGGGAGATATGCTTGTCTGCTTTGATCCTCAGACCGGTCAGATGGTTTATGTTCATGCCAGCGAGGTTGATTATTCCAGAGAAATGAAGCCGGAAGAGTTGAAGGCTCAGAAGATTATGGAATTGCAGAATATTAATTCTCAACCATACAATGAGGCTGCTCAGGAGCAGGCTATGTTGGATGCTGCCAAGCCTCAGCAGGAGGAGAAGGCACCACAGGATAATACCACAAAATCGGAAGATAATACCACAAAAGGTGGTGATTTAACAAAAGATGATACCACATCGGGCGAAGATAATACCACAAATGAGAACTTAGCACCACAAGAGCAGCCTCAGCAGGAAGGTGAAGGTTTGAAGTTTAAGGACGGAACATCAGTTCCTGTTGATGCAAACGGGGAACCTGATTTCTTGAAAATGATTCCAGAGCAGGGGGCTGAGGTCTATAAGATGCTGTTTGAGGAAGATGCGCCAATGCAGATTGATAGCGACATCAAGACCTTGGAGAAGGACTTGGAGAATGTGAAGGCTTCCAAGTATGAAGGTGCTTCTGTTATGGAGAGAGCCGCAGCTCGCAAGAAGGTGAAGGAGGCTATTGCCTTAGCAGAGGCTCAGGTGGAGAAAGCCAAAGCTATCAAGGCGGCCATGGAGAAGAAGCCAGAGGCTGAGAATACTGGCGTCGGCACGGCTGAAAACGAAGGACAATATGAAAAGGAACGTCAGCAGGGCTACCGTGAAGGTGAAGGTGGCGTTATCTATCATCGCCAGAAGCCAGACGAAGTTGGCGGCATACGAGGCAAGGAAGTAACAGTAGCCTTCTCCCCTACCGAGAAAGTTGCAGGTCATGTTAAGCTGGTTGAACTTGATACGGTTCAGGCTAGCCACAACAATGGTCAATTGAATCTTCTTCATTTCGGTCCAGACTGGCAGCCTAAGGATAGAAGTAGCCAAGCATCAAGAGTTGAGGCTGAGAAGATTGCAGGCAATATTGACCCAGAGCAGATTACCGGCAGCAACAACGCCTTCATCGGATCAGCTCCTAGCGTAAACGAAAGACACGAAACCATCCAAGGTAATAACCGCGTGGATGCTTTGAAGGAAATGTATGCCTCCCATCCAGAGCAGGCAGCCAAGTATAAGCAATGGTTGATTGACCACGCAGCAGAGTTCGGCTTGAATGCTGAGGACATCAAGAATATGAAGAAACCTGTGATTGTAAACGAGTTGCCAGTGGATGATGCTACTGCAAAGAAGCTGGGTCAGATGATGGCCAGCGGATTTGAGAGTGGTGGCAAGCGTATTCCTGAGATTAGTGCTACCATCAACAAGCTTGGTAATAAGATGGAGAACCTTGCAAACGTTCTTCTTTCTGAGGGAACTCTTGGTGAAGATGCAAAGCTCAGCGACTTGATTAACCAGAATTCCAAGCGAGCTTTGGAATATCTCAACAAGAACGGATTCATAGACAATACCGAATATGAGAATCTGGCTACCGATGTTGTTACCAGAAGACAATGGTTAGAGAATGTGTTGAAGGCTAGCCTGTTTGACGGAAACAAAAAGACAGAAGCGGCATTTAATACATTACCAGGCAACGCTCAGAAGGCTGTATTGGCTACCTTCATGCGCGACAGAAACAGCAAGGATGAGGATAGAATCAAGCAGAACATTCAGAAGTCTTTCGAGGCTTACAACGAACTGAACCAGATTGCAGGTTTTAAAAATGCTAAAAATTTAGAGCAAGCAAGGGCTGCAATACAGGCAGAACTGTTAAATGGTTCTAATAATGTGTTCGGAGAAGCACCAATTCGAGAAAAATATACTAAATTTGAACTCGAATTAGCAGCATTATACAAGGGATTGAAAGACCAGAAGAGCCTGACAGGATTGTTTGGCAAGTTCTACGATGCCGTTCAGGGCAAGGTAGGAAAGGAACTGGATGCTTTCAGTCAGAAAAATGCTGAGCCTTTAAGTAAGGACGAGGCTATAGAAAAAGTCTTTGGAATTAATAATAAACAAGAAAATGACAGACGAAGAGAAACTGAATCTCCTTCTGAATCTGGAGGAGGAAATGGGGCTGAACCAGCAGGAGACAGAGCAGCAGGATCAGAACCAGAACCAAATCGAGGAGTAAAAGCTAAGGATGAAGACAAGCCAAATTCTGCAGGCTTTACTCCAAAGGAAATTAGAGATCATCAGGAGAAACTTGATAGAGCTAAGGAGAAATATGTAAAGGCTTTAAGTGAAGCAAAGAGCGAGAAGGAAATCAAAGCAGCAGAAGATGAATTTGAGTTTGCGTATAAAGACCACCAGAACATGAACGGTGTTCTTGACGAGGCCTCTGTGGCTGACATGTGGGAAAAAGAACTTAAATCAGCAAAGGATTCTATCAAGAAAGATTCCAAGGAACCATCCGCAGATCCGATGGAAGGTTTGAAGAATGCTGCTGACGCATTTCATGAAGAGCAAAAGCAGAAAGGCGAGTTTAAGCGAAACCTTGAAATCGGCAAGGCTCGACAGGAATACGAGGAAGCCAAGAAGAAAGGAAACGCTGACGAAATCAAGCACGCAGCAGGCAAGCTGAAAAACCTCTTGAATGAGAAGTACAAGGCGCAGGGTATGGGATTTGTACAGAGACAGAAGATTATCGCCGAAGAGATAGGAAAGGCTGAGGCAGAAATAATCGACAAGCCTTGGGAACAGATGGACTTGGAGGAACGAGAAGCTGTTTCTTCAAAGAACCCTCTCACAGAATCAGAGATTAATGAACTGACCTCTGAGGAAAATAAAGAATTAATACCTGCCGCACTCGCATATTTGCGTGGCGACAAGGGTAATATCATTAACGCAATATCTTACTTTAAAATTTGGAACGATGTTAGAAATCGACATGAGAATGTTTCCGACAATAGCGGAACAGAAAACGGAACACAGTTGGATGCTGCCGATACTGCAGGCGGCGAAGGATTGGGACTGGGACGAGGACGAGAAAGCGGAAGATCTGATGGACCAGTGGATAGAGGAGCAGGCAACGAAGCTGCACCCGGAGAGCGAAATGGCAGAGAGAGTAATCAGAACGACACTACTCTATCTGCTGGAGAACAAGGCAATAAGCAAGGTGAAGGAAATTCATCCGGAGTGGACGCAGTACCTGCCGGAGGTTCTGACACCAACGGAGGCGGTTCAGCTAGCGGAAATGGACATGTATCTGGAGGAAGTGGACGTGAAAGCAGCAACAGACCTGCTGACACGAATGCAGGACGGAAGCCTACAGCCAAGCAAGGAACTACTTTCCCAGATAGCACAGCAGAACGGCTAAAGCAGGAAAGAGCTGACTATGAGAAGAAGAAGAAAGACTTCTGGGCTAGATGGAAGAAGGCAGGGCAAGGCTATGCCAAGATTGCCCTGACTCCTTTCAAGAAGCTCAACCTTACACCAGAGCAGATAGAAATGCTGCCTGAGTTGGTAAAGATGCACCTTAACGGTGCCGTCTTGAAAATCAAGGAGGGTATCTACAAGTTCAACGAGTGGAAAGCTGCCATGCTTGCCGAGGAAGGCGAGGAGCTGAAAATGATAGGTCTTAGTGATGATGATATTGACAGATTCATTGAAGACTATTGGAACACTCCTTACGAAATGGATGGTGAGACCCATACAATCAGGGAGTGGAGCAGCATCTATGGAAACCAGCAGCTGAAAAAGAAGCTCAAAGAGCCTCTTGAAGAGAAGTATAAGAGACAGATGGAAGCCGAGCCAATCGAAGTGAAGGTGGGCGACATGAAGAACATTGAGGAGACTTTGCCTTATCTCTTGCCTCAGCAGCAGGAAGACGTATTGAAGGCTGAAACTCAGTTCTTCGGAAAGGAACATACTGACCGTGAACACGCTTACGGTAAGGGCTATCTGTTTACCAATGGTACTGGTACTGGAAAAACATACACAGGTCTTGGCATTGCTAAGCGATTGGCCAAGCAGGGCAAAGGCAGAATACTCTTTATTACGCCTAGCCAGAAGAAGGTTTCAGACTGGATAAAGGACGGAAAGAATCTTGGTCTGGATATTAAGGATCTTGACTCCTGGGCAAAAATGCGTGGAACCACTGCTACTACAGAAAGTGGTGAAGGTATGGTAATTACTACATTTGCAAACTTTGGTCTGAATAAGAAACTTCTTGAAACAGAATGGGATGCTGTTATCTATGACGAGTGTCACCGTATCATGGAAAACAAGAAGGGTACTGAAACAGCCAGAAGTATGCAGCACTACATGGTTACCAATCGTGACGAGAATCATTGTTTCCGTAGATTGCAGAGTATCAACCCTGAGTATCAGAAGATGAATACTTCTGCAGACAAATTCAATGCTTTGAGACAGAAAGAAATCGACCGCATAAAAAAGGAATATAAGGACAGTCACCCAAGTGCAACAGATAAGGATGTAGTGAATGCTACATTGAAGAGTCTTCCAAGGGAATTGAACAACTTCGCTCCAGCAGACGGAATGACTTTCCCTAAACTCGGAAAAGCATATCAGGATTTCACCAAGGCAAGAGATGCATATAATAAGGTAGAGCCTAAACTGAAAGAACAGGCAAAGGATTCGTGGAAAAATACAAAGACAATATTCCTGTCTGCTACACCTTTCAATACAAGAGAGAATCTTGATTATGTCGAAGGCTACATCTTCAAATACCCAGAAACAGACGAGAGAGGAATGGCAGGAAGAACCCAGTTCTATCTTAATCACTTTGGCGCAGCATACAAGTTCCGCTACCATCGTCTGGAACAGAGTATCAGTAACCCGGATGCCGTAGCAAAGCAGGAGGTAGCCTTCTCTGATTACTTACAGAACACACTTGGCACGATGAGCGGAAGAATCATAGATAGTCCTTACGATTACTCTAGAGACTTCCCTACCGTATCTTCTGATCATGCCGAGAGTTTCAATAATGCGGTGCAGGACACATTGAAGACAAAGTATCTGCATGATGCGTACAGCAAGACCATTGGCGATTACAACTATGGTAGCGCCCTTTTCGAAACCATGAAGGTATCAGCTGCCATTGACAGAATCAAACAGCACTTGGATTTGGGTAGAAAGGTTGTTATCTTCCATCGCCGTGTAGAGAGCAAGGAACCTTTGGAGGCCCCATTTGCTTACATGCTTAGAGTTGCCAACGAGCAGATCAAGATGATGAAGCCCGGCAAGGAGCGTAACGAATACATCAAGGAATGCACCGAGTTCCGAAACAAGTATGCAGACCTTCTGGAATGGGAGAAGACACTTGACTACAGTATGCCGAGAGAACAGATTGCAAAGGTGTTTGGCGACAAGAACGTATTATTCTTCAGCGGAAAGGAAAGCAAGAAGGTGAAGGATAAGGCGGTTGATACATTTAATGATGATGATAGCGGTAAGAATATCATTGTGATTCAAGAAGCATCCGGCAAGGAAGGTATCTCGCTTCACGATACTACCAGCAAGCATCAGCGTGTCTGCATCACCCTCGCATTGCCTCAGAGTCCTATTACAGCCTTGCAGATTGAAGGCCGCATTTACCGTATCGGTAATATGAGTAATGCCATCTTTGAGTACCCTATCTTGGGTCTCAACTCTGAAATGATGCTTTTTGGAGAAAAGTTCAATAATCAGGTAAGCACTACAGAGAACCTAGCATTGGGCAGTCAGGCAAGAAACTTGCGTGACAGTTTTGCTAATGGTATCTTGGAACATAGCGGTATTGTACCGATAGAGAATCAGGGTGTAGGTGGAAAGGAGTTTGATGCAGCAACGCCAAGTGAGAATGACCCATTCGATAATGCGGTGCTTGATTATTACAGCAATCAGAAACTTAACAAGAACAATCGTGAAGGTAGCGACTACTTCCCTACCCCAGAGCCTCTTGGCTACAAGATGGTAGAATGGGCTGGCTTGGGTGAAGGTGACTCCGTACTAGAACCTAGCGCAGGCCATGGAGCTATCGCAAGATACGTTCCAAAGACAAACGAACTGGTGAGCATCGAGCCAAGTCAGAGTCTCTTCACGAAGTTGCAGTTGAAGGCTGGCGGCTTGGGTAGAAAGTTCCTGAATAATACGTTTGAGAACTATGCGCTGAACAATAAGCATGATGTTATTGTAATGAATCCTCCTTTCGGCAAGGCTGGTGCGTTGGCTATCCAACATATTGACAAGGCTTTCAAGCACTTGGACGAAGGCGGTCGTATCGTAGCAATCATACCTAGAGGTTCAACAGACAAGAAGTTTGAGAAGTGGTATAACGAGCAGAAGAACATTGCCATGCGTGCTGAGGTTAATCTGCCTGACATTCTTTTCCAACAGGCGGGAACCAGAGTAGCATGCCGAGTAGTTGTATTGGATAAGATTTCTGACGCTGCTTTGAGAAGTAAGGCAGGTTATCCTGAAAAGATAGACCTGAGCGGCCATTACGATAAGATTGAAGACTTCTTCAATGATCTTCGGGATATTGAAATGCCTAAGCGCATCATTGATACGAATCTCAAAATGCAGAAGAAGGCCAAGGCTGCTGTCAAGGACATCATGGAAATCAACGGCGTGAAAGACGTTGCTTATGGCAAGACAGGAATTGATGTTTCTTTGAGAGGTTCTTGGATGAACTACGGAATATCTTTCACTGGTAGTGACAAACCGAACTACTGGAGAGATAAGATGGCTAACTATTATACCAAATATGATGAGCTTCAAAAGCTGGAGTATCAGGAAAATAAACAGGCGGTGTTTGATGAGTTAAAGAAACTATCATGCAAGCTTGCTGGTATGACTGAGGACGAAATGCAGAGATATATCAGCAATCGTCAAGAAAACGGAAAAACTCACTTCCGTATAGAAGAAAATACTGAAAATGAGGGAAGTTCTGAAAAACTTTTCTTATCTTTGCAGCAGAAGTCAAACAATAAAAAAAAATATAATGAAACAGTTACAGAACTCGCAAACAGAGTTAAACAAGGAACAGCAAGAATTGCTGGAGAGATTGAAGAAGGTTCACGCGGTGGGTCCAGCCCTAACTACGGAGGGCTACCTGCAATTGTTGGAAAAATACTCAATGGAGCGTATAAGCAAGGGCGTGGACAATCTGGAGAAATGGTTGGAGGAGCATCCGACCGAAAGGGGAAGGAGATTCTTTCGCCTGACTTTGTTTATGCCAAAATAGAAGATTGGGCAAAAGAAAACAAGTGTTACTTTACCGAAGAAGATATTGCAAAAGATTCTTTGGATGGAGACGTGTGGAAAAATGGCGCAGAGGCTTACGTATATCGTTCTAAGGATGGTAAGTCTGCTATAAAAGTAATGGCATTTGATTCATACTATAAAAACCCTATTGATTATTATCTTGACAGAAACAGATACTTCAATGAGGTGTTCCCAGATTCTGCCATTGAAGTAATGGGTTATGGTAGAGACAAAAACGGGGAACCAACAATATTTTATAAGCAGCCTTTAATTGAAGGCGAAACTGTTATTGAACGTTTTAATGGCGACGAGTTAAAAGCTAACGAGTATGTTGACAATATGCTTGCAAACATGGGGTACGACAAAAAGGTTCCTCATGATGAATGGGGATGTATGTCTGATAGCAACGGAAAGTATAATATCTTTGATGTAAACTACAGTAATGTTATCATCGGTAAAGATGGAAAGCCTCACGTAATAGATGCAGAGGTTTTACCTGTAGACTATAAAAACGATGGCAAATTTGAGATAAAGGACAACGACTCAGACACTCATTTCCGAAATGATAACGATTCGCCAGTATCAATTTCTAAGGATGCTCCTGCAGTAGTAAAGCATGTTGCAAAGGTTTCCAAGGCTACAGGAGGCAAAGTTAAGATGCTGCAAAGTGCCGAAGAGGTAACCAATGCAGAGGCTAAAGCAAGACTGGAAAATGGTGAAAAGGTAGAAGGGTGGTATGATGAAAGCACAGGCGAAGTTGTGCTGTATATGCCAAACGTGCATGATAGTTATACTGCTGAAAAAACGGTATGGCATGAAATCGTAGGTCATAAAGGAATGCGTGAACTGTTCGGTAACGACAACTACGACAAATTCCTTGATGATATTTACTTCAATCTTGATAAACCGGAATACGCCGACCTCAAAAAGCTAGTCATGAAGGAACTGCAGTATAACCCATTCGATTACAGAAATGCCATCGAAGAGGCTATTGCAAGAATGGCAGAAGAGGGACATGGCGAACAAGGGCTTTGGAATAACCTGAAAAACAAAGTAACAAATATCTTTAGAGAGATTGGCTACCGTGTGGCGCCGAACACAAAAGATATTAAATATCTCTTGTGGCTCGCCAAGAATTACTCCAAGCATCCTGAGAGTGATGGTTACTTTGGTATCAGAAGAAATGCCTTGCTGCATAAGTTGGAGAGAGACAACACACCTAGCTTCGTAGAGAGAAACGGAATGTTCTTTGATAATGATGGTAAGAACCATGATTATCTGCTAGACTTGAACCGTAAGGATTTCGAAGAGGCTACAGATGGAAAGGTGCACTTCCGAACCTCCCCTATGACTGCATCTAAGATTGAGGAGTATAACCGCAGACTTGGAACAAAACTCTACGCTTTCAAGGAAAGTACTGTTGATCATATGCAGTCCCTGCAAGAGGCCATGGAAATAATCTCTGGCGAAAAGCATGTATGGACAGACATTCCTTCTGCCTTCAACCCATTGCAGGCACAGAATCGTATTGATAGTATCGTGCAACAAAAGGCAGAAGAGTATGACCGAAAATATACGAAGCCTCTTGATGATTCTTTTAAGAAAGTCGTTTCTACCATGAGTGGTAACGGCAAAGACGAGCAGCTAAGAAACGCACAACTCTACATGATTACCAAGCATGGATTGGAGCGTAACCGTGTATTCTTTGTTCGCGACGCAGTTCGTGATATGATGAAGGATGATATTACACAGGCAAAGGCATTGATGAAGGACTGGAACGACAAGCAGAAGGATTTGGCTGACGAACTAGAGAAAGGCAACATCAGATTTGATGAGTACCTGGAGCAAATGGACGAATGGATTCGTAGCAACGTGGACGTTAACTTTGTAGCTGACGAACACGATTATTCAGGATTCCATGGTGTGCAAAATATAGCCAAGACCTCTGACCCATACGACGACAAGCTTGCCATTGACAACGTGATGAGTGCAGAAAGCCAGATGGGTAGCGATTTGGCAAAAGACTTCTGGACAAAGAAGAAGGCTGCAACAGATTACGTTATCGACCAAGAATACTACAACGGCTTTATTGATCAATCTGATAGAGATTATCTAAAGGGAATGTTCCAATGGTATGTGCCTCTTAGAAAGTTTGATGATACAACCGCAGAAGATGTGTATGGTTATATCGGAGAAAAGGGAGACCCATCTAACTTTGTAGGTCCTGTGTTAGCAAAAGCAAAGGGAAGAAGCAGTTTGAGCGACATTAATGTTATGGCTCAAATATCTGCCATGGCAAAGTCTTCGCTTATCAATGGTGGAAAGAACGTAGTAAAACAACACTTTGCCAGATTCGTTTCTGCCTATGAAACTGGTAATTCAAAAGATAAAATCTTTGTGGAGGTGACCCCTTGGTTAGAGAAGCACGTAATAGACGGTAATGAAGTTTGGGAAGAGGTTACACCTCAAATCCCTGAGAACGCCACACAGCAGCAAATAAGCAATATCCTACAAAACTTTGAGGACACAATGCAAGCGAAGAAAGCTACTGGTGATGCCAAACTTTCAAGGCGAAACCCTAATATTGGCTTCAAATTCCAGCGTGCCAAGAATAAGTCTGAACATATCGTAGATGTGTATATAGCAGGTAAGAAAAGAAGTTTTGTCTGCCAAGGCAACCCAAGGGCAGCTCAAGCTCTCAATGGACTCTTGAAAGATTCGGGAACCAGAAATACTGTAACGCAATTTGATGCGAAGGTTACAAGAAAAATTGCTCAATTCAATACTTCGCTTAATCCAGACTTCATGATGTCTAACATGCTCAGAGACTTAACATTTGCTTCTGCCAATGTTACCAAGGAGGGGGCTAGCTATACAAAGGACTTTTTGAAAGAATATGCCGGAAATATGCTCTCTATCAAGAATGGCAAAGGTAGCGGAAACTATCTTACTATGTTCCGCAGATATAGAGACGGCAAGCTTGATATAAACAATGAACATGAAAGGATGTTCAAAGAGTTTATGGATAACGGAGGTCAGACCGGATTCGTTCAAATCAAGAAATTAGAAAGTCTGATTGAGGAATACGACAACTTGATCAAGAAAGGAAGTAAGGAGGCTGATGGCTGGTTTGCCAAGAAAATCAAGGAAGGTGGAACGTTTATTGAAACAGCCAACGAGATTATTGAAAATCTAGCTCGCTACTCTACTTACTGTACTTCACGAAAGCACGGAAGAAGCGTAGGACGAAGCATCTATGATGCCAAAGAGGTTTCAACAAACTTCAACCGCCATGGTTCTGGAGATGCCATCAAGACCTTGAAAACTTCGACAGATAGTAATATTGATAAGAAATTCCGTGGATCTCTTGGTTTCTTCAATAGCTGGATGAAGAATCATACGCAGTTCTATAACGCTGGCGTGCAAGGTGCAAACCTATTTTTCAAGAACTATAAGAGTGCATGGAAGACCGCAGCCGTTTCATTCGGAATGTTGCCTTTAGGGCTTGGTATTGCACAAGCATTAATCAACCAATTTCTGATTAACAATGAGGATGAGAAGGACAGAAAGGGAGTTAAGGATCCATACGCAGAGTTACCTGAATGGAAACGCAGAAACAACATCTGTATCTATACCGGACATGGAAACTTTAAGACTGTTCCTATTGCCATCGAGTTAAGAGCGTTTTTTGGTTTGGGCGATATTGCAGCTGGCTATGCTGTGAACGACAAATTGAAGAGTAGTACGCCTATCGGTTATGATATTTTGGGACAGATGGCACAATTGGTTCCTGCCTCAGATTTTCTGGGACACCATTCACCAAGCAGCAGCATTAAGGAACTTGGAGAGGATGCGATGCTTGCAGTTACGCCGACAACCATTTCTCCTGCCATGGAACTTGCCTTCAATCGAAATTGGACAGGCAGACCTTTCTATCGTGATTATGACTATCTTGATAAGGCTCCAAGATGGAAGAGGGCATACGACAATACAAATAATGTTTACATGAGCATCAATAAATGGGCTAACCAAGGCACAAATGGTATTGATGGATCTAATGCAGACATGAAGGGAAATGAAACTCTTGATTATCTTACAGCACCTTACGCTTGGGAACATTTGATAGACAGTTACACCGGCGGTATGGGTTCAACTATTGGTAGAACTTATAAAACTTTAGAAGCTGTCGGTAAGGGTGTTGTATCTGGAGCGAAGAGCAAAGAAGGATTCGGCAAGGGCTTCTCCGAAGAATTTGATAAGTTTGACAAAAATCAAATTCCTCTTTACAGGGTTTTCAACTATACTCCTAAAGAGGGGCAAGACATGCAGCGAACCAGATCGAAGTGGTATAACTATTCCGACGAGTTGAAGCAGACGGAATATAATATCAAGCAGTTAAAGACCAATACTCCAGATGTTTTGAAAAACATAGAGAACAACGCCAAGAAGTTCAATTTCATTCATGGAGAGGAAGGAAAGGCGTATAATATCTGGAATGCTGCAGATAATTATATCCAGAAGAAGAAGAAAATCTTAAAAAGAGTATCTGATCCGGAAGTAATCAAGTCGATTAATGAAGACATCTATCGAAAGATGCAGGAAGCGGTGAATGATTTGGATAAATTAAATTAGAATCCGTATAAACTACAAATAAAAGTGGCGATAGGTGATACAACCTATCGCTATTTTTTGTACTTTTGCAAAAACAAAAACATTAAATTTATGAAGAAAATTATATTATTCTTTCTGTTAGCTATCGCATCAGCTAGTTGTTTTGCGCAAAATGATGTTGTGACAGAAATTTGCGGAGTTAAGTTTGGGTCAAACAGACCAACTACTCGTTCTATCCTTACGGCTAAATATGGAGATCCAAATATGGATGAACTTAATTTGATTGAGTTTGATAATGTAAGGTATGCTGGAATATCGTTTGATTTTGGCTACTTTTCTTTTCAAACCGACGGTGTAAGAAGTTATTTTAATGAATGTATTTTAGGATTCTATGCAGATACAGCAGATGATGCAAAAAGAAAGCGAGAATTTCTAAAAGGGATTCTTGGGAATAAATATGAAATGCAGGAAGAGATAGAGGAAGATAAATTTAAATGTTATTATGGAGGGACATCCCCGGTTAATTCCGATGAATACGCTTTCAAATTGTATATAACGAAAATTCCTAAATCAGGATATTTAGTTAGTATTAAATATGGCGAATTCGACTATTTAAATGAAAGTCTATGAAAAGAATATAAGGTGAACACTATTAAAAATTCAATGTGTTCACCTTATTATATTATATAGCCTTCAACAACTCTTCAAACTTATCATCATACCATCGTGGCTGAGTCTCACTCTGGTTCTTTGGAGAAACCTGATTCTCTCCATACGACTTACCCTTCTCAGTAATCACCTTGAACTTGTGAATCTTTGTGGTTCCCTGTCGGGTCTCCTCTTTCAAGAAGCCAAGCTTAACCATCTGCTGGTTGAACTTCAATGCCGACATCTTGGATCCAAAGCGTTTCAACAGTTCTGATGCCGAGTGCATCACGCCCTTGCTGACTACGTAATCTGGTGAAGGCAAGCCAAGAGGTTCTGCTACCTTCTGCATCAGAGCAAGAGTTGATGAATCGCTTAGGTTAAGGATTCGCTTGCAGCCTTCCACCCACATCATACCTGCCTCTACCCTATCCTTGATTACATTCGTAACAGAATAGCATCCTGTACGACGGATAGACTTCAAGATTTCCTTCACTCCCTTTTTGAACTGCTTAGCCTGTGGCTTACGGCTCTGCATCAAGACTTCGTAAAGACCATCTTCTGTAAGAAACCATGTTTCACCTTGACGCCCTAAGTTGAACTTAGACCGTTCATCCTCATCAACTCTTGTGATCATGTCGGAAACATTCGAAAGTTCCAACCACTCTGCAACATCGTTTGCCTTAAATAATGGGTTCTCGGCGTTACCATACACGTCAATCTCCTTACCAAGGAAAGTTGACTTACTAATCAAAGTGATTTCGTTCATATCAATATTCATTTTAAAATTTAACTCCAAATAAAAGGGTATAAGAAATGCCCCATCCGCTATTGTGAGAGGTGCAGACAGGGCATTGTATATTGTATGATGAAATCCATTGATTTTGTGTCTGTTTGTGCCTCTCACCTCACGAACTTACGAGTGCAAAGGTAATACGAATTTTGGAATAAATCGCAATCATAATTGTTAAGAAAACTTTCAGCTTTAAACTGGTTTAAAACCGGTTTTAAAATATCATTTGATTTATTTACGCAAATGCCTTTATTTATCGGCAATTCACATCATTTAACAGTTCCCTAAAAGAGAATCGATTAATTTGTGGCTGACTGACAGAGCGTGCTATCGGTGTTATCAAGCATGGCAAAGACACGGAAACCAAGGATATTCCTTTCCTTCGCTCTCTTCTTTATACGTCTAGCGAGCAGAGCAGCTTGCAGCGAACCAAGAGCAAGTGGTATAACTACAAGGACGAAATGGAAAAGACCATGGCCAACGTGGACCGCCTGAAATCGAAGAACGTTCCGATTGATAAGAGAATCACGAATATCGGTGAGTATTATCACTTCCAAAACTCCAAGGAGGCTGCCAAGGTTAGAATCATCGAGTTGGCAGAGAAGCAGATGAAGCGATGGAAGAAGATGAGGGATAAGGCGAGTGATACCGAGAGCATCAACTTCGCTAATCAGAATATTGACAGAATCATGATGGATGCGGTGGATGAACTGGATAGATTGGAATAAATAAAAAAGGAGTGGGCGCTTGGCTCACTCCTTTAATATTTTATGTGCATCCTCCTCTTTTACGCATTTAGCACAAACGGTCATAGCATAACAATCCTTTAATGATACTTCCTTATATGAATCAATATCGGGACAATCTGGTCTTGAATGAGCAACCGTTATTCTTGGACCGCTTGAACCTACAAATTGAATATATACTTTATCCCCTATGCTTTTTTTATAACCACAAGATGTTAGAGCTATAGCGAAAAACAATACTACTAATTTCTTCATAATCTTTTATAGTTAAGCGTTATTTTCTGCAAAAGTACGGAAAATATTGATAGGTTGTATCGGGTTCGGGGTGGTTTCTGTATAGTTTAGATTTATGCTAAATAAATGAGCATAGAATGACTCAGCATAAAATGCTGAGGAACAGTGGTTTAGAGGGCGTAAATTTTATTTTGAGCATAGTTAGGCAGAGCCTCATCTTCTTCGTAACTTTGCACCAAGTTCAATAGTGAACGAAACGAATAATCTATTTTATTATGTCAGAATCTAAGACATACATCTTTGGTGAAAACCAAAACGGAGGTTCAAACGGAATGCTTGGACTTCTTGCTCCTCTGCTCCAGAAGCAGGGTGTAGATCCAAATGTGCTTCTCGCCATGAAGGGTAACAATGGCTTCGGCGGTGAAGGTGGTTGGTTCATGTGGGTTATCTTCCTCTTCTTCCTTATGGGTTGGGGTGGCAATGGCTGGGGTGGTTTCGGCAATAACGGCCGTGGCGGTCTTGCTAACGAGATTAACAACGACAATGGTCGTGCCCTCTTGATGGATGCCATCGGTGGTAATCGTAATGCACTCAGCAATTTGGCTACTCAGCTCAACTGTACCGAAGGTCAGATTCAGAATGCCATTTCTGCTTTGACTTCTCAGGTTCAGAGTGTAGGTAATCAGGTAGGTATGAGTGGCATGCAGACCATCAATGCTTTGCAGCAGGGTAACATGCAGATTGCTCAGCAGATTGCAAACTGCTGCTGCGAGAACCGCTTGGCTATCTGCCAGCAGACTGGTACATTACAGAATGCCATCAACAACGTGGCTGTAGGTCAGGAGCGCGGCTTCTCTAACGTAGCTTACGAAACCCAGCGCCAGACTTGCGATTTGCATAACGCCATCAAGGAAAGCACTCAGACCATCGTTGACGGTCAGAAGCAGGCTGAGATGCGCGAAATGCAGAACAAGATTGATTCTCTGCGTGAGGAGAACAGTACCTTCAAGGCTTCCGCAATGACTTCACAAATCGTGGGTCAGGCTGTAGCACCAATCAATCAAGTACTGGCAGGTCTGCAGAACGAGGTGGCAGGTATCAAGTGCAAGCTGCCAGAGACAGTAACTACTCCTTACAGTCCATTCACCGCGGTTCCTAACTGCGTGGCTTATCAGGCAGGTCTGTATGGACTGAATGCTGCTAACAATGCAGGATTCTGGGGTTAAAGAAAGGAGGCTGCTATGTTATGGTTAAGACCTTTTACTTGGGTGAATCGTAACGGTTCGGCGGCTATCGCTTCTACAGGCGTGGTGGTGAATACTGCCAATGTGGTGTTCACCTTTAAAAACCACGCCTTCGTGAATGCTAGCTACAGAGGAACGATCTTCGTAAATCTGCGTCAGGCTATTCCGACAGGAACGACTGGTACGCTGCCTATCCTTTTCGAGACCAACGGCGTAACCCAAGCTGTAACCAAATTCAACGGTGATGCTTTGACGGTTGCAGACGTGCCGGGAACTGGAGTTGTTCAGCTCTGGTTTGAGAGAGACACTAACACCCTTCAGCTGATGACGGGTATTGTTTAACAAACAGAATAGATAATAGGAGATTACATTATGTTTCAAGGTTTAAGAACAAATTCTTTATTCTATGTCCTAGATAAGGGCGAAAACCCAAACTTGCAGATTGGTCAGGTTGTTTCAGTCAGCAACCCTCAGACGAAATACCCTACCTTCAACAATGGCTTCACGCCTCAGCCTATGGAAACTGTGGTTGATGTGAAGGTGAAGCTGAACGATGAGGAGGTGGATTTCAAGCAGCTACCTGCCAACGGACAGATAGCAAACGACAAGAACCTTGTGGTGAGTGACAACAAGGAAGCCATGAGTGCAGAGGTCGATACAATGCTGAGACAATCCAAGGCAATACTGGAGAGCGTAGATTACCACAAGAAAGTCGTTGATTCTTGTGAGGGAATGCTATTGCAACTCAACCCCCAGATAGCCAAGGAGAGGGAACAGACTGAGAAGATTAGCAAGCTGGAAGGCAAGGTTTCTGGCATGGAGGGCAAGCTCGACAAGATGATGGGATTGCTCCAACAGGCGATAACCAAGTAATCTCCTATCTATTCACTTTAAAAATCTTAAAATTATGATAATGGTTGAGATTACAGAAGACAAGTTTGATGGCTTGTATGAGAACGTGGAGAAGGGCTTGCGCTACTTGGATAAGGCGATGAACTGCCTGGGCGAAATGAAGCGTGAAGGCAGACGTGACCGGTACGGCGAGCGCAACCGCATGCCCGATTACAGAGGTCGTGGAGGCAGAAGTGGTATGCGAGAGCATGAAGAGTACGACGACATGCGCCAACGTGACGACAGAGACCGTGGAGAACGTGATTATCGAAGCTACGGCGACGAGTATTAACTAACATGGGGTTTGGTAGTGAAACAGATTTCGTTACCAAACCCTTTTTAATATCATAAAGATTATGGAAAGAAAATACAGACAATCTTTGAACGCCTACGATTATCAGCCGGAAGAAATGAGGGCTTACCTTCGCTACAATGGCTGGCACTTCAATAAGAAGATGTGCGAGTGGGCAGTAAAGCAGATGCGGAAGAATGGTAAGCCTATCCGCATGATGAGCAAGGATGATATTGAGGACATTCTGAAGAAGAATAATATCGTGCTGGAGAATAATGTGGGCTATGATGCTTGCTACATCGCGCACATGTGCTTAGCCGATTTCTACGGCTCGTCTATCACAGAAGAAAAGCAGATGGCCCAGTTCATCAAAGACTACGTAGATGATGAGGATCAGCAGGACGGTTTCATCTTCAACCGCTTCTATGCAGACACATCTTTCAATGGTGTGGGCATTCCTTGGGAAGAAATTCTTTAGTGATTAATTGTTTGTGATTATTGATTAGTTGAATGACTGAGCAGGAGATATATTTGGAAAGGTATGACTGGACGGTACACATAATGTACGATGTTCACTCAAAGGATGCCATGAAGGTAAGAAGGCATCTTCGGGATTTGGGATGCGCCGGCATTCCTCTCGAAGATGCCTGTAATCTCGTGCTCGAAGGTGAAGCCAATAAAGGGATAACCTATTCCAATGTTGATATAAGAAAAACGGTGGTTGTTATTGGCTGGACCACTTCTAAAGCAGAATTCATGAATAGCCTCAGCCACGAAATGCTGCATGTGGTTCAGCACATTTCCGAGCAGTTCTTGATAAATATGTATGGGGAGGAGGCTTGCTACTTGCTTGGTGGATTGGTGCAGGCTTGCTGCATAAGAAAAGGGTGAATCTTTCGATTCACCCTTCTTCTTTATTTACAAACTCAGCGACTTGATCCATGTTCAAAAAGTAATATTACAGATACCCTAATGCACATAATCTATCGTATATTAGATTTGCAATAATATCATAGCCATAACTGTTGAAATGGATAGCATCAGATCTTAATGATGTAGGAACTATATTGTTTGCAATATCTGTCTTGTCTTGTTGTGTAGCAGTCAACCCCTCATAAGCTAAACCATATTTTATAATGAAGTCATAAATATCTACATAATGATTTCCAAATGTATCTTTTAGCTTAGTGTTAAAAGCCATCAATTGGTCATACGAAAAGCTGGAATTGCAATCATGGCAGCCTACAACAATATACTTTTCTGCCGTGTCAACTAATAGCTTAATTTCTTTAACCACATGTTCAACTCCACCTTCGTGGTTAAACATATTATATCCATCGTTTGTTCCACTCCAAATCACTTTTATATGTTTATTAGATATCGGTGTCTCAGGAAAAACCATTGTAGGAAAATCAACCTTTTTTGCCGTGCCATCTGATATGCGAGTAAAATAATATTTATGGTTACTTGAAGATGCTGTAGTATCTCCGGCATGACTAATATTTCCTTTAATTCCTTCTATAACATAAGGATTTAAAAAAGAATTAGCGTTTTGACGCCCTGGAGCGAAATTTTCCATCCATTTTGGTGACATAGAGTCTGTTGTACTAATTGCTATCTGTACACTGCCACTCGCAGGAATTGTAAATGGGCTACATTCGAATGGTATGCATCCAATCCTTGCACCAATCTCAAAAGTTCTATCTCCACCACTGCCATAATTAATAACAGTCTTTCCTGACAGATTAGCTAACTTCGGTGGATATGAATTGTCCCCGCCTTGTCCTTGAGTTAAAGAATCACCAATGCAGTATATTCGTACGTCATTGTCTCCACCTTTAAAGTTGGATATTTCACTATCAATATTGTCAAGTTTCTCTTTGAGAGTAATAGATGAGTTCACATCACAGTAATATCC